CCAAGTAAAAGAGATCTAGGTACAAGAGAAGCGTGTGGTTGAATTGCAAATAAAAGTTTAGATACAAGACGACCATTACCACCCAATGGAAAGGTGAGGTCACTAAATGCTGTCTCGTCACCAGTGCGTTTGGCAAGGCGGTAATCAACATACGAAAATGTGAGTTGTTTATTCTGCTCGGCATATTTTTGCATAACTTCTCCGTCATAGGTAATACTATCATAGATAAGTTTAACCTCTTCTGTATTAATATCATATTCTACCTGCTGATCTTGTCCACTAGCACAGCACATACGAATACTGCGAGAAGCACCAGCAAGAGACGATAGAGTGTCCTGAAATTCAATATCAATGTGAACCTCCTGATCAAGCATAAATGTGGGCAACTGATTAAATTTCATAAATGGGAAAAGATCACTTAAATATACAGAATATACAGGTGCTTCACTAATAGATTGTGCACTTGCACCACTATGAATTTGGAAGGGAAATAACTGCTGGGTTGCCGTGCCAGTTGCTTTATCTTGGACTGGGTTGCGTCCTAGATCTAGTGATACAGCAGGAGCACAATTGGGTGGAATATCACTAATATCAGCAACAGATCTAGCAGAATATCTAGGGGCGTGATTGATACAACGCTGACTTAAATATTGCTCTCTTTCTTTATTATCTTCATTTGTAATAAACATAGATTGGTACGAATGAAATACTGAATAATCGTCAATAGCACATACGACTTGATTACCTATCAAAAGTTGGGCAGATTTCACCAAATTCGATATGCCCACATTCATTGGATAATATCCCCTAGTGGTTGTCTTGGGGGTTACAGCAAGAGTAACCTTTGAATTAGAATGTAAAAATCCAGCAACTCTTTGCAGAGTGAATCTTGCCTTTTTTTGTGTGATAGTAACAGGATCAATTATATCAGTTGAAAGTGATTGTCCAAATTCACTGGGAATAGCACCAATTTTTACAAGATCAGGTATGCGATCAGCAGATACTGGGTCGTCCATAGAATCAGTCATATTTTATATTAATTAAATATAAAATAATTAAAAAAAAAATTTATAAAAAAATTTACTAATAGAAAAAATTTACATTAATACTTGAACACCCTTATCACTTGAATATGCAACAACAACCTTTGATTTAATAAATAGATAGGCACTGATTGGGTTGCCGTCTGTTAATTCGTTGGTCATTTGAATAGAAAATTGTGCTTGTGAAAAATCCACACCTTCGCTGTCAAGCATATCATATAATTGTCCTACACCATAAATTGCACCAGTATCAGGCATAACCCTGTACCCAGTATCAGTATTATTTGAAACGGCAAAATTACGATTGCAAGTGAGTGGACTGGCACTAGATCTAGTGTGGTGTTTTTCAGGGATAATAGATCCCAAGAAATTCTTAATAACCTGTGGGTCAACAACAGAAGTTTCATTAGTATTATCCTTGTAAACACTTTCAATTTCATATTTCTGTGGGAATCGCTCACCATTACGAAGGAAAGATATGGTTTCAAGATTAGCAAGTGTGCCACCAACAGCACCTGCTGGTTGACCACCTCCTGCGAGACCACTATTGACAAGAGAAGGCATATATGTTAAATATCCGTCCTGTGCAAGATTATTGACAAATGAAGAAGGGACAAAATTTACAAATGCTCCTAAAACCTTTGATAATCCAAGATTGAAATTTATAATAGAATTTGTGGATTCAAGGGTTGAGAAATACGAGGTAATTGAATTAAATACAAAGGCACCAGTATCAGGCATATTTACACCTTCTTCTACTTCACAAGTAACCTCTATGTCTCTTAATTCATAGAAGGCATTATTTATATTTGTGGTGAGTCCGTCGCTTGAATAGAAAAATTGACTATCAGGTGCTAAATGAATCTCAATTTCTAGTGGCACCTTTGAAAGTGGTAATTTATCACCTCCAAGAGTGATCCCTGCTGGGAGTGGCACAGAAAATGGTGAAGAACCAGTATTTCTTACAATTTGGTCACGAAATGCTTGGTAATTAGGCATAATAAGTGCTGATTCACTTAAATGACCAGCAATATCCTGCATACCTGCCATAACTGGCATATATGAACTCATAAATCTGCCATAGTGTCTAATAGATTCGATTACCTGCTTGGTTTCTGCGTGACGAAAAACTAGTTGATCAATAGTACCAAAAATACCTAGTTTGTGACTTGCTCTTAATTCAGGGGCACTGGCACCACTGGGTCTAGTTGTCCCAGCAGAATTAGACCAAATATCAAGTTTACCATTGAGGCGAAGGGTAGATAGATCTAGCATAGCGTCTTGTCTGCCAATGGTAATAGTAAGTACTGGATTACCACGAGCGTGACTAATTTTACCTGACGCTGGTATGTTATTAGCATTTAAGGTTAAATACTTCTTGGGCATAGGGGCACTCATTTTATATTTATTAAATATAAAATAAAAAATAAAAAAAAATTTAAAATTTGTATAGATAAAATTTATTTACCTTTTAATTCTTTAATTCTTTCAGTTATTTTACTTGCTACATTATCCATATATTTTTCAAATCTTGCTTCTAATTCTTCAAATTTTTCACTACCTTTATCTTCTCCAAAAGTATCTTCAAATAATTCTTCATTTTCTGCAAGAATATCTAATACTTTTTTACTACCAAGTTTTCTTAATTCTCTTCTGCCGTCTTTTAAATCTTTTTCTGTCATTTTTGGTGACTTAATTTTATTCATAAATTTCATAACCTCTTTCTTGAATTTTTCTAATTCACTCATATAATATTTCTCCATTTTCTTGAAATCGTCAAATACAGGTATTTTATTGGGATCTACTTTGCCCATAGTCCCCTTCTTTCGTCTCTGTTGAATTTTCTTTATAGCGTCTACCTGTGCCTTGCGTTTTTCGTATGCTTTTGTTTCAGCAATTTCTTTTTTCTTATCTCTAACCATTTTTGCCTTCTTTTTCTCCTCTTCTGTTTTTGGTTTAGGTAATTGTGTCCTTATGGTGCCCTGCCCAACTACTGGCAATTTCTTTACCTTACCCTTTGCAACAGGTCTTAATTTGCCTTTTTCGTGATCAACCTTATAACCTGCTTTTGTTATAAGTTTCATTATATCTTCTCTTGTAGCACCCTTTGGTATATTTATAGATACAAGTTTGTTGTGTGCCTTGATAAGTTTTCTAATTTCACCAGTCAATAATTCACCCTTTAATTTGCCTGTTTTGTAACGCATTTTAAGTATATATAAGAAAAATAAAATATTTTATATATTATAAAAAAAAATAATGTTGGTTGATAAATCCCATTCAAAAAATGATATAATAAAATTATTCAATAAAGTTGAGGTTGAGATAGATAAAAAACAAAGTAAAGGACATATAATAAATAATCTTGATAATTATTTTAAAGATTGCAAATTTAATGGAGAAATAAAAAATTTAACAGAAATGAAAAATATTTTACAAAAAGAAAATTTAAGACAAAGACCAAATTTAGAAGAAAAAAATATTATAATGTTTAAATGTAAAAAAATAGTTAAATGGGCAAATTCTAATTATATATATGATTCAACAACTTATAATTCAATAAATGAAGTCCACAATGATATTTTATTTATTTATAAGTGGGGTGATATTCCTAGTGTTAGAAGAGCGTGTAAATTTTACAATTCTTGTACTGATTGCATAAATCATATAAATCCTATAATTAGTGCTGATATACAAAAAGATTTACAAAATAAAAAATTATTAAAATCGAATATAATTTATAAATTACAAATAAGAAGATCTACAAAAGATAATCCTATAATAATAAATTTTGATTAAATATGGTTGGAGTAAATTTGCGAAAAAAAACTTCTAAACCCAACCCACTTAACATAAATATTTTTATATTTTTACCCCAACCACTTTTATTTTTTCGTTTATTAAAGAAAAAAAAAATCTATATTTATACTAAAAATGGTTTGGTCATTAATTGAAGATTTAGAATTTGGACATTTGAATGAAAGAAAAGTTATTAATTGGTTGAATAATAATTTATTTCAAGACGATCCTATGAAATTATATAAGAATGAAAAAAAACAAGTTGATATGAAAAATTTGCAATATATTGGTGAATTAAAGTCAAGAACAAATAAACACGATTTTTATGATACAACTTTTTTTGGATATAACAAATTAAAATATTTATTGAATAAAGAAGGAGAAACAAGAAAATTTAAATTTTATTTTTTATTTACTGACGGATTATATGAATGGGATTATAAAGAAGGTGAATACGAAATAAGAAATTTTGACCACAGAGAAAGAGGTTGCAAAGAATATGTATATGTCCCTGTTGAAAATTTAAAAATAGTGACACAAGAAATAAATTCTATGTTTTAAATAAATGGTTGAAAAAACAAAAATATCATATAAAGGTAAATCAAAAAAAGTCCCTAAAAAATATGTAAGTACATTAAAGGGAGAAGAGAAAAAAAAACAAGTAAAATCAATATTAGAAAAATCAAGTGCTCCTAGACCCAAAACTTCTGCCCCTCAAAGAAGATCTACTTGGACAATAAAGTTTGAAAAAGAATATGGAGAAAAATTAGATTCAATGAAAGGTGGTAGAAGTAAAAAGAATATTGCAAAAGTTACAGGCATACCATTTAAAGCAATAGACGAAGTTTACAAAAAAGGTGAGGGTGCTTATAAATCTAGTGGCAGTAGACCTAATCAAACAGCACAATCTTGGGCACGAGGTAGAATTTATGGATATATTATGGGTAATAAAAAAGTAAGAAATGTTGATAAAGAAATAACAGAAAAATATAAAGTAAAATTTAAATTTTAAAATATTAAATAATTATATAATGTTAAAATATATTCAAGGTGATATACACGAAAAAATTAAAGATATTGAAAATGATACGATTGATTTTATTTACACTGACCCACCATTTGCTACAACAAAAGCGAAGTGGGATAATAATTTAGATTGGGCAAATTTATTTAGAGAAATGTGGCGAGTGCTAAAACCAACAGGTATAATTGCATTACATTCAGCAATGCCATTTACTTATGATTTAATAAAATATCAAAAACCTAAATATAATTATATTTGGTTAAAAAATAATTCAACAGGATTTTTAACAGCAAAATATCAACCATTAAGAAATATAGAAGAAATATTTATTTATTATAAAAAAGCAGGTACATATAATCCTCAAATGATTGGTGACAAATTTGTGAAAAAAAGAAATGTTAAGTTTGGTGGAGAAAATGCATATTGGGGAGAATCAGGTGTAAATAAAAATAATGAATATATCGAAAGTGAAGGACATAAAGGTAAATATCCTACAACCTTTTTAGAATATCCAATAAGAAAAGGAGAAGGTAATGGTATTACAAGGTGCGACGATATGATTGATTATTTTATAAAGACATATACAAATGAAGGAGATACAATATTAGATATGACTTGTCATAATAAAATTGTAGGTAAAAGAAGTGAATTATTAAAAAGAAATTATATTGGAATTGATTTAGAAGAAATTAAAATATAATATATAATATATGGATTATAAAGTTGTTACTATTGGGATATTAGTTTTTCAATATGGTTGTTTTAAATTTGGGCAATTTCTTGCGAGGCATAATTAAATAATCTTCACTATCAATAATTTTAAATTTAAGTAATGCAAAGAAACAAGATAAAAATAATTCGTGGTCACTTCTACGAATTGGTAAATTTTTTATTTTTCTTGAATAGATACTATTACAAAAAAATGTATAAGTATATATTTGTTTTTTAATATTTAAATTTTCTCTCAATGATTGTAATATTAAGTACTCACCTTGATATTTATATTTTTCAAAAGTTTTTTTTTTAGTTAATGCAAATGAACTTATTAATTTATCTTTATAAAATAAATTTAAAGATCCATTACAACCCTGATAAATCATTTTCTCTATATTTAACTTATAGAAAATTAATTTTAAATAATAATAATCAATAAATATGCCAAATAATCAAGTATTATACTAAAAAAAGGGTAAAATACTGGTTTAAAGAGTATATATTTTAAAATATATGTCTCTTTTAAGTGCTAAAATGGTATAATAAATGATTATAAAGGGTAAAATTCAAGATTATCCATTATTTTTTAAATATTTTAAGTATAAAGTTAAATTAATATAAAGAAATAAAAATAATTTATTAATTATAGAATGGATAAAATAAATTTTAATGATTTGCCAAATGATATTAAGAATTTAATTTTCTCAAAGAATCGAATGTGGACAAAAAAACAAATAGATCATAATAAATTTTTATTTAGAGAAGTTGTAGATCACATAAATGAAATTGCAGAAACCACATTACAAATATATTATGACGCTAATGAAGAAGAAGAGATTATAGATTGGAGTTGGGGATTTGGTAATGCAATGATAGAATGTATCAATGAAGAAAATTTAAATAAAGTTGTTGACCTAGAAGAATTAATTGCTTTTCAAAATTATTATGATTGTGAATAAATTTTTTTTTTTTTTAATTTTTTAAATTTGCGTTATTTTCTTCAAAATTTTTTTCTAATCTAATAATATAAATGGATAGAGAAAACTTATTTAAACATAATTTACCAATTAATATTAATATGAGTGATAATAATAAAATGGATATGGTTTATTTTCGTGATATTGAAAATTTTGCAGGTGCTACACTAGAAAGTTGCCCTCCAATCAAAACTCACGCTGATAATGTAAGATTTTTTCTTAATAAAGATAAAAAGAATTATTATTATGAATGGGTTACACATAATACAATTGTAAAACCTTATTATGATATAGACGCATTCTTTGTACCAAAAGAAAAATATATTAAACATAAAAAGATTGACGGAACTTTTGAAAAACAAGAAGATAAAGAAATTTTAAGTAAAGAAATTTTAGAAAAAGCAAAAGAACAAATTTCAAAAATATTCAGTAAAGGTGAATTAATTATTTCTTCTAGTTGTGGGGATAAAAATAATACTTGGTCTGTTAAAGGTAAGAAAACTAAATTTTCAGGATATGCTGTATCTTATCATATCGTGATTGCTGGATATGAATGCAAGGTTGGTGATTTAGAAAAATTCAATGAAAAATCAGGTCTTGATAAATTAATAGGATATGATAAATCTGTATATAGTGACGGACAAAATTTTAGAGCACTATATTCTTCTAAACCAAATGATAAAAGAATTAAAATCCCTTTGAATTATCAGGGCACTCCTGAATTGCATTTATTACATTCTACAAAATTTTCTAATTGTGGTAGTGCTAAATTACCTGAAATTAAAAATTCACCACCTTCTTCTCCACCACAATCTCCCAAAAAAGAGGTTGTTGAAGAAGAGGTTGTTGAAGAGGTTGTTGAAGAGGTTGTTGAAGAAGAAATAGAATTTCAACCAGTAATTGAAAAAAAGAATTATAATCCCAGTGAGATTCAAAAAATTCTTGAAGTATTACCTGATAATTATTATGAATATGACGAATGGGTAAGAATTGGTATGGCAGTACACAATTCAACAAATGGAGACGATATTGGTTTTGCATTATTTGTTGCTTGGTCAAAAAAAGACGAAGATAATTATGATCTAGATAATATTAAAAATAATTGGAGATATTGGACAAAACAAAAAAATAATGGTAAGAATAAATTAGGAATTACTAGTTTACGAAAATTATATGAAAAATTTAAACCTATTGATTATGATTGTCCATTAGAAACAATTTTTAGGAGATATGTAAATAATGCTTATGAAAAAAAAGTTGAAATGTGTGAAGGTGACGAAGAATTAGAAAAAGAAATTTTATATAAGAATTTTTATAAAAATGCAAAAAAAGAAATTTTGAATGAAATGAATAATAGATTAATTTTTGTAAAAGAAACAGGTGATTATATTATTTTAGATACACAAGAAATTAATGAAAATGACGAAATAATTATTAAACCTTGTTGGTATTTAAAAGCACCAACAAAAGCAAAAGATCATTACAACAAAGAAAAATTTACATTCACTCCAAAAACAGATAATTCTAATGACGAAGATATTTTTATTGACCCATTTAAATTATGGTGCGAATGGATTGATCGTAAAGAAGTCAGGGCAATTGGTTTTGATCCTAGTGAAAAACCAAGAAAAGATATTTTTAATTTATGGAAAGGTTACAATATTTCTAATGAATTGGCAGAAAAATATAATGTTGACGACGCACAACCAATATTAGATATTATCAAAGAAATTTGGTGTGATAATAATGAAGATTCTTATGAATATGTAATGAATTATTTTGCACATATCTTACAAAAACCTCACATAAAAATGGGTGTATTACTAGCACTAAAATCTAAACAAGGAGGTTGCAAAGGTATTGTACTAAAAAAATTAGAAGAAATTATTGGTGACGATCATTATTGTCAAAATAGCAATGCTGATCATTTATTTGGTAATTTCAATGGACAATTAGAAGGTAAGGTATTAGTAAATTTAGACGAGGCATTTTGGGGAGGTGATAAAAAATTAGAAGGTGTAATGAAAAATAAAATCACAGAAGGCAAACAAACTATCAATAAAAAAAATAAAGAAAATTATATTATTGATTGTTATGCAAATTATATCATTACAACAAATAATGATTGGTTTGCTGGTACAACAGAAGACGATAGAAGGTATTATTGTCTAGAATTAAACAATAAATTTAGTGGTGTTATGACCAAAGAAAAAGAAGGTATTATTCAAAGGGTATTAGACGCACCTGCTGGGGCATTTGCAAAAATATTATATAATCGTGATATTACAAATTTTAATGCTAGAATTTTCAAAAAAACTAAATTAGCACAAGAACAGGTTGAAAGAAATTGGAATTCTGTAAAAGTATGGTGGAATATGGTAATGAAAGAAGGTGGATTTATTATCAATGAAGAATTTGTAGAAATGGGTGAAGTATTACAAAAATTCAATGATTGTGGTAATAAAGTAAATGTAGGTGGAATGTACATTAGAAATAAGAAAAAAGAAAAGGCAACTGCCTATTGCAAAGATTGGTTATTTAATGTATATGAATCACATAGTAGTGACGCAAGAAAATTTAGTAAATCAGCATTTTATAGGGATTTAATTAAAAATTGTTTAACTGATCAAAATTATAATGAAATTCGTATTCAAAAACAAAATTGTAGAAAACCATATATAATTTTACCTACTATTGAAAAATGTAGGGAAACTTGGAACATTTTACAAGAATATGATTATGATTATGGTGTAGACGAAAATGAATGGGAAGAATATGATTGTATGATTAGTGACGACGAATAAATTTAATATGCATTAATTTTTTTATTTTTTATTTTTTTATTTTTTGAATGATCAAAAATATCATTTACTTTAACTTTTTTTTCTTTATCTAATTCTTTTGGAATATCGATTTGTGGTCTATTGTGATCTTTAATTTGTGGGACAATAACTTTTTTATATTTTTTTGGCATATTTATATTATTTATTTATTTTTTTTTTATTATAATAATATTTTTTTTTTATTATAATATTATAAAATGAGTTTAGTTGTCACTTCTAATATTTCGCTTGACGATCGCCCTGAAACTTCTAATGTATTCAAACCATATTCGTATCAAAATCAGTTATTGAATACAATGAGAATCCCACCAAATAGTGAGATTGCCCTACAATCCTGTAAAATAAATAAAAATGGTTTAATGATTATTGATAAATCTAATTCAGGTTTTGCACATTATTTTGGTGTGCCTGTTGGATCAGCAAGTGCCCCAACAATAGACCATACTACCTCACAACCTTTTTTTGCAACTGCTGGGGAGAGAGGTGATTTTGAAAATGGTGGGAGAAATCAAAGAAATATTGACGATTTTGCCAGTGATATTCAAGCAGGTCTTTCACTTGCTACATTTCACCCTTCACTTATAAATAAGGTGGTCACTGACAAATTTGCGGTTGTACCAAAATATGAGACAGATAATAGTTGGTCAGGTTATACATTTACTGCTACTGGACAAGCAGGTAAAACCACACGAGCAAAAGCAGATATAGTATTTACTGATATAAGAAGAAATCAAAGCAGTGCTTTCAATCAAAATGCTGGTGTAGTTACTTCAACGACAAATAATGGTTTTCAAGTGCAAAATCGTGAATATCCTATATCACAAAATGCTGGTCAAGTTGTGTTTACTTTTTCAGGTGCCAATGCCAGTGATAAAGCAAGATCCCCATTTATGTGTGGATTATCAAGAATTAATACACAAAAAGCAGTGCAAGGAATGTTTAAACCTGAATATTTTAATCCTCTACTAGGAAATGGTCAAGATCTAATTTTTGGAGGGGGACGAATGTATGCTGATATTTGTATTGCTCGTGTTGGTGAATTTTTAGAAGTATTACAGGTATGCTCTAATAGTCGTGCACAAGGTAATGGTCGTGGGCAAACTCAAATGCAACGAGTTACATATTTTGGTGCTCATAATGAAAATTTTGCCACTAAATATAATTTAAGATCTAATAATTCAAGTTTTGATAAAGTTGTTTTTAAATTAGAAAATGAAGAAATTTCTATATCTTTACAAAATGGATCTAATGACCCTGTATTACTATGTGATTTTTCTACTATGAGAAGTGCCACAAACAGCGAGGGCAACCCAAAAGCACAAGCAACCAAAAACCAGTTACTAAATCCTATTGGAGCAACTAAATGGGCAATGTATCCAGTTTGTGCTGTTGGCGGTAAAGGTACAAGTGGAAATTCTCTTACATTAGAATCTGTTGATCATTATACAAATTATCCTAAATTTAGTGCTTCTAGTTATACAAATTATGACTGGTGGGGATATAGTGAAGCAGAAAATTTAACAAATTGGTGTAGGGATATTGAATTAAGATTTTGGTGTGATAAAAATAATACCACAGACGGATTGAATGGAGACGGACTTTTAATACCTCAAAAAGTAAATGCAAGTGGTGTTATGCTGGGATATTCTAATTTAATTATTACAGCACAAAGTGAACAATATGGTGAAGAAATTACTGGTGATTGCAATACACAATTTTCTTTTGGGTTTGTTGGTCGTCCTGTTTCTCCTGTGACCACAACAGATCTAGTATCAGTAATTCAAAGTGTGAGCACACCAAAATTAATTTCAAATGTTTCTTTATTTATTAGATTAAATAATTTCACACAAAATTCTGTAAATGCTCGTCAAGGGACATTATCTAAAATTGTTGCCCATTTACCTAGATTTGACAATAGTGGCAATGAGACAGGTGGATTATATTTTGAACCACAAGAACGCACATATTTATCATTAGATAATACAAATGAATTACTTATTAATAGTTTCGACATAGATATTGTATATGATAATGAAACTCTTTGCACAGCATTATCAGGCAAAACAATTGTATGTTTTCATATTCGTCAAAGAAGATAAATAAAATGGTTGGAGTAAAATTTAAAAAAAAAAGATATAATTGACCCACTCTTTACAAGTTTTTTTTCGCAAATTTACCCCAACCACTTTTTAAATTTGTGTTAAATTATTTAAAATTATTTTCTGTTTATTATATATATATAAAAATGGTTGAATTAACTAATGAGCAAATTGAAAGAATTTTGAATACATATAAAGCAAAGCGAGAGCGTGAAAATAAGTATTATCACGAGGTACAAAAAAATAATGAAGAATTTAAAATAAAAAATCGTCAAAGGGCAAAAAATCATTATGAAAAAAATAAAGATAAAAAAAAAGAAAATTATGAATCTAATAAATTATTTTTGCAATCTAAATCATTATACAATTATTATAAAAAAAGAGAAAATTTAGAAACATTCAAAAGTAAACACGAAGAAAAATTTAATTTACTGGTTGATAAAAATTATATCAAAAATGAATAAATTTTAAGTTTGTTTTTTTATCCATATTTTTTTAATCTATTTATATAATAAATATAAATATGAGTCAATATACTGATATAACACTTTTGAATTGTAATAGGTCAGCGTCTGTTGAAGCAAGAAGTAACAATGGTACAAATCCTGCTGTATTTACAAATCCCCTGCAACAATCCCTTAAATTAAATGTAGGTGATAAGATTAGTTTAGAGCATTCATTTATTAGTGAAGTAGGTGCTGGTAATTCACAAACGATAGAATTTAAAGGTAATTCAAAGGGCAAAAATAAAATAGGCACATATACAAATATTGAATATAGTGATTATTTTTATGAAAAAGCAGTGACACATAATCCAAATTATCGATTAGGCAATTATAGATCTGTTACAACAACAGAAATTTCAAATGAAGAAACTGAATTAAAAGACAATGAAGCACCATTAATTTTTGGGTATTATATTACTTCTAATGAATATCCTAATTATATTCAACAACCTAGAAGTTTTGCACAAAGTAATGATACAAGAGGGACATTACCAGCAAATCCCACACATTATATACACAAAGACGGCACAACAGACGGATTCAATATACATACAATAAATCCCAATCATATCCCATTTTGTGATTGGATTAAAAGAAATGGTGTAAGTATTGACATATACAAGCAAAAGGTTGAGAATGATAGATATACATTATTTATAAAAAAGAAAATTAGATATTCAAAAGATATTGCCGACGCTCACGAACAATTCCCAAAAAAATATCATAATGGTATTTTTCAAGAAGGCGTATATATTAGAATAAGAGATAAATTAGATATAAAAGTAAATAAAGGTTTTAATACTCCAACAGCAATCGCACAGCAAATTTCTCAACAATTAACTGAAACAAAAACACCTGAAATTTTTGAAATTTTGGACGGAGACGGATATAATGTGCCAATTACAAAATTAGTTGAAACAAAAACTTATAAACCTATAAATGCTCAAAATATTTATAATTTTAATTCAGCATTATTTACTAATTGGAGAAATGCAACATTACCTATTACAGCAGAAAGTAACACACAAAATTTAACTGATTACATAGCAACATTTGGATATATAGGGGTAAAAAGACCTGAAATATTTGAAGCAGGTAGAATTATGGCAAATGCCCTTGTACCACATACACCAACAATTTTTAGTTTTAGTGACCTATTATTAAATCCAACATTTCCTGACGGATTTGAAGGATTCTCATTGGTAGGAGATACAGAAATATTTACTGCTATAAATCCTGATAAAAATGAAGAAACTTTTTTGACAACAAATGTTTTATATACAAAAGAAAATTTAGAAAAAATGAGAGATTTTTTTGATACACAAAAATTATATCCTGAATTATGGGACGATTTAGAAAATACTGAAAATTATAAAACTGCTGTAAGATCTATTGCTTTTCCAAGTGCAGGTGAATCAAGAATTCTTCCTTCAAATACAAGATTTTTCCATATAAATGAATATGATAATTCTTATCATAATTCTTCTAAATTTCAAAATACATTTGGCGACGACGGATTTACAAGGGGAGGGTCAGCAAATTTAGATACAAAATCAAAAGCAAGTGTGCCTATATTTTTTAAATATAAAGACGAAATGAGGGATCTATTTGTTGAATATAATGATTATGAAGAATTTATAGATTTTGAATTACAATTAATGTATGGTTTTTGTAAACCTGAAAAAGTTACATATTATAGTGCTGGTGGTGGTGACGCAAATAAAAAAACAGATATTTTTATATCAATTCAATGTGAAGTACCAAGAACTTTATTTAATAGTCAACATAATACTTCTTCTATTATAAAAATGAATAAAGGTAGAAGAATTGGTTTTGATTTTCATTCAACAGCATTTTCAACAGCAATTATCACACCATTTTCAGGATATTCAAATTGTGACATAGGCACAAAAGTTAAATTTACAGATTCAGCAGGTGCTTCAAAAATAGAACAATTCCAAAATACTTGTAATTTCATACCAAATACAAAAGTTGCTACTACTGGGACAGATTTGACACCATATATGACTATGACTTATGTTGGGGCAAATAATCCTGCTGTTGCATTTAATGGCACAAACAATAGATTTGAATTTTTAAGATTACATACAGCAAATAATATTGGTAATAAATTACACGCAGGAGACAAATTAGAACAAATAAATAGTGCTACATTAACACCGCCAAATAATCTAACAGAACGAAAAATTACACCACCAGCAATTAATGGAGACGCAGGTGATACAATTTATAAAATTTCACCTAGACCACCACAATTTGGATATTCTCCCACCTTTAAACCTTATGGTATTAATAATCAAGCATATAGAATTGCCCCATATCCAAATTCACCTACTGATTATCATAATGATAGTGTTAGTGCGACCCCAACTGGTATGAATACTCATTATTTTGAAGCACCAAATACTAATATATCACCATTTTCTATTTTTGATAGTCACGGAGGGATTTATATTGATAATTGGGGATATAGTGAAGAAAATTGGGAGGATAGTTTATGGGATATTCTTGGATTCGATTATAATGCGGTTGCCTCACCTCCAACTGCTGATAATGTATTAACAAGACGAGTAAATAATGATAATATAAAAAATTTATATCGTCCTACAACTAATTGCGAAATAGTCGCAACAGACGGCAAAATTTTTGTGGCAAATCAATATAATGCAAATATGTATTATACTTCTATCCCATTTTCTGTAAATGTAATAAATTATAATACAAAAGCAACACACGGCAGTGAATTTGAATGGATATTTAATAATTCTATTGGTCAACCATTACAATATTACCCTGAACTTGCTATAAAAACACAATCAATATCTATTACAGCAACTGATTTACAAAAATCTGTACTTAAACCATATTACACAATTAGATCTTCATTGCTTGAAGGATATACAGCAATTGGTGGTAATCCAACTGGGGCAAATTTGCCAATAATTTCAGTTGTTGATAAATATTCAGCACAGGGTGATTATTTCTTTGGTAATCCTAGTGGTCTTGTATTTACTATAACCAAACCAACAATAGTAAGTGCAATAACCACAGCAATTTGTGATCCTGACGGAGAATATAGTAATGTAGACGAAACAAGTGCTGTTATTTATAAAATTGAAAAATTTAAAAGAATCCCAACAGATATATTACAAGATTTATTAGAAGAAGGTAAAAAAGAAGAAAAAGAAGAAAAAAAGAAAAAATAAAATTTTAAATAAAATAAAATATATAATATATATAAAATGCTAATTAGTTGGACAGAAGAACAATTACAAAAATTCTATGAGGTTGAACCTGAACTTGCATTGGTTGACGAAGACGGAGAAGAAGAGAGTGAATGGATAAATCATTTCTTAAATGGTGACTTTAAAGAAGAATGGGACGCTGATAAATTAATTGAATCATTAAAAAAAGATAAAGAAGATTCAGTTTCTGTTGAACAAGTTTTTCAAAAATATTATGTATAAAATTCTAAAAAAAAATATTTTATAAATTATAAATGGATAAAATTTGTTACGAAGAAATTATAAGTGTTTTGGCAATGTTTGGCAGACCTGATCTAATTGCTGAATTTAAAGAACATATAAAAATTGACGAAGATTATAAACCACCCAAATTTGCAAAAAAAGAAAAATTAAGTGATAGTGAAGGATCAGCAGAAAGTGAAGAAGATTATGAAGTACAAGTAGATAGTGAAGGTTTTTTATCTTTAAAATAATTTATTAACATATATTTTTATATTTTCATATAATAAATAAATATGAAAATGGTTATTGAAAAAGGGACTGCAAAAAATAAAAAATTTAAGGCAATTTTTTTTGACGGAGATAAGAAGGTAAAAACCTCTCAATTTGGTGATAAAAGATTTCAAGATTATACCCAGCATAAAGACAAATCACGCAGAACCAAATACAGAAATCGTCATAAAGTAAATTTGCCAAAGACCAATTATATGTCACCTGCTCATTTGAGTTATTATTTATTATGGGGGGCATATACTGATATAAATAAAAATATTTCTGCCTATAAACGAAAATTTAATTTAAAATAATAGGCATTAAAATAGTTTAAAGGTTTGTTACTTATTATATACATAAGTGTAGAGAAAAGAATAATTATAAAGAGAATAAAAAAAGAATAAAAAAATAATAAGCAGTTAAATAGTTTAAAGGTTTATTACTTATTATATATATAAGTGTAGAGAAAAGAAATAAAAATAATGAGTGACAAAAAAAATAATCTATTTGGCAAACTAACTCAACAAAGTGGTGATCTTATTGATACAATGAGAAAAGCAGAAACCAAAGACGAATTGAGTAGTTGCCGTGTCGCATTCACAAATTTAATTGTGAATTTTGAAAAAGAATTTGCAAACAAAATGACAGAATTAGAAAATGAACAAGAAGCAGAATTGCAAAAATTACGAGCAATTCAAAAGATTTTGAATCAATAAATTTTATTAATTTTTAACTTTTAATTTTTTATTTTATATTTTTTTTTATTTCAATAACAATGATCGAATGGATTATATTGTTTTTGTGGGGCGATTTGTCTTCTTAAAGTTTCTCTAACTTTTTGCTCTTCTGCTTCTTTTTTTAATCTTTCTTGTTTTTCTTTTTTTCTTTCTTTTCTTATTTTTTCATAAGACATAATTGCATTTAATTGTGCTTCTTCAAGATCTTTTCTTGTAAGGGTAGGATAAGAAAATTCTTTAACTGGTGTTGGTTTTGGTGCTGGTGGTTGTGATTCTTGCACAGGAGCAGGTGGTAATTCTTCACCAACTTCTTCTTTTAATTTTTGTACATTTTTTATTTTCTTTTTCTTTAATAATTCTTTTTCTTGTTTTTCTAATTCTTTTTCTTTTTTCTTTTCTTCTGCTCTTGCTTTTCTAACTGCCATTGCTTTTTCTCGTGCTTTCTTTAATTTTTCTTTCTGCTCGTCTGTCATTGGTGCTCTCTTTTTTCTAGGTTTGCCCTTTTTGGTTAATTTAGTTGTTTCACTAATTGCAGGTTGCATATTAAATATATCTTCAACATTTTGAGTTACAGGTAAATCAACCTCTTCTTTAACTTCTTCTTTTATATCTTCTGCTGTATTTATATCGTCAGGTAAATTTGCTTCAATAATTTCTTCTGTATCTATTTCTGCTTCTTCGTCACTGGGCACAAAATCCATTTTAATTTCAGGTATAAAACTCATTTATAATAAATATATATATTTTATTTTTCTATAAATTATTAATTTTTTTTATTATTTCTATTATTTTCTATTAATTTTAAATTTGGTAAATAATCTAAAATGGTTGGAGTAAATTTGTGAAAAAAAACTTGTAAAGAGTGGGTCTCTTATATCTTTTTTTTCACAAATTTAC